GTCGATGTTTCGCGCATATCATACCAATGCGCCACTAGCATCATCAGTGCATGGCGCACAGTCTCAGGAATGCTTGCAGATGTTGACCCATAGCCGATGATATATTCAATCTTGATGGCATCATCTCGCGTTTGCGTAACGGGCCAAGCCTTGCCAGATTTAGGCGAAACACTGATGCGGTTTGGTGTTCCAAACACGTTAAAATCAGCCAAAGTCGCGGTCTGCAATGCGCCATCGACATCATAATATTTGATGGCAGACACAGACTGCACAGGACCAAGAGAAAGATAAACTGTGTTTGGATTTGGCGACAGCCATTGGGCCCAAGTCTGCGTAATCATGGCCTTGCCCAGCGCACCTTGCGCGTCAACAAAAGCCACCGCAGCGTCAATCAAACGCTGGATAATTGTGTCATCGTCGCTGCTTTCAACCTTCATCTGTGCCTTCGCTTCCGCCAGCGAAATCGGCGCTGTGGCGGGTGCGGTAACGCGAACGAGTGAAAACTGCGGCGACAACATCTGTTATTCCTTCACGGCTTTTTCGACCGCAACCTTTTTGACGGCGCGTTCAATGGGAGCCGATTCAACATTTTCAGCAATGCCAACTTCGACATAACGCACAGCTTCGACATCGGTGACATCAATAATTGCGCCCTGTTCGTGAACAAAATCAAAGCCAGCCATCGAAGTGAGCAAACGAACTTTAGCCATAATGGCCCCCTTATGGTGATGGGCAGGACCGAAGCCCTGCCCAGTTGATGTTAGGCGTTCTTCAGGTGCTTGATGGCAGCGGTGTTTGCCAACACGCCGTCGAAGCGGGCATAACCCAAGATGCCGTAATCGGGAGCAAAACGCTCACGAGCCACGAACAGCGTGGGTGCGCCGACTTTACGCACATAGAACTTTGCCATGTCGCCGAACAACATGATCTTGTTGCCAGTTGCTTGCGAAGCCATCGCTTGGTTCACAACCACATTGTAGCCCAAGATGTTCTGCGGAACAGCAGCCTGATAGTTGCCCATCTGCCAGAGATAGTTGCCCTGACCATCCTTCAACTTACGAACAGCAGCCAACACGCTGTCGTTCATCATAATCGCGGTCGAAGGCGATGAACGATAGGCGGGATCAACTGAGTGAATCAGGTCAATGATTTCGTCCGCAGTCACAGCCGCAACAGCAGCGGCAGTTTTGCCCAGCGTGGAGTTGGTTACGATGCCTTCGACATCGGACGAACCAGAACCAGTGGTCAGCTTTGAGTTCGCAATGCGACCCAGACGCTCACCAAGCAGTTCACCCAGCAGCGATTCCATATTCAAGATGGAGTCGTTTGCCAGTTCGTAGGACCAGCGCACCCAGTTCGTGTCAAACGCATACGCGCCCAACTGAGCCTGACCAAACGTAACGTCCTTGCCGCCATCGTCGGTGACAGTGCCAGCTTCGGTGTGAGCAACAGCCGTCACAGCCGTGTCGTTTACAGTCGGGATGTTGAACGTGTTGCCACCAGTAGTGTTGATCACAGTGAACAAGTTGGAGTCATACATCGGGCCAGAAGCAATCATGGCCTTTTCGATGAACGAAGCCAGTTCAACAGGAACAGTGAAGCCGCCAGCGGAGTTCGTTCCAGCGGTTTGTGCGCGAACTTCCGAACGCTGCAACACTGCGCGATGTTCTGCATCCAAGCCATCAACGCCGCCGTTGGCGATCATGGCATAGAACGCAGTGCGATAGTCAACCTTTGCGCCGTCATCAACAGCAGCCACAGAGGTGCGCTCTGCAACAGGACGCTTTGACAGATCGATGCCTTGGGCAGCGCGAACAGCAGCGTCCACTTTTTCCATGCGCTTGGCAACGCCATCAAGGCGATCATGCTCAACCATCATGGCATCAAATTCGCGCTCGATTTCAGCAGCGCGGGCTTCGTTGGTTTTGTCGGTAGCTTCCGACAACTTAGAACGGGCCTCTGTGGCGATTTGCGCCATTTGCTCCCGCAAGGTCTTTAGATCAGCCATTATGGCCTCCTACAATGTGCCTTGCCCAAGGGCTGGGGATTGGGCCAACAGCGGGAGTCCGCCGTTATGCGTCAGCCACGAAATCCTTGCGTTCCCATGCTTGGCAAACGCGAAGATTGTGACAGATAAAATCTAGCTTTTCGCACCATCCGCGACCGCCGCCGTCCATGTCAAATGGTGTCAAAGGAATATCTTCCATCGACTTAATCATTTTTGGCGTGTTGTTGAAATAGAAACAGTTGGCACAGAGTTGACGGCGGGCTTCTGCTTCGTTGATGCTCCAAACATCAGCCATCTTTGCCCAATATTCAGGGTTTGCGGCTGGATCAGACGATGCAACTTCTGGCCCAAGGTTCCAATTCTCAACAGCGTTCTGCATATTAATTGCATTCATGCTGCCAGAACCAATATCAGGTTCTTGAGGGATAGGCAAAAGATACTCATTGCGAATATCAATTCCAGCGGCCTTGGCTTTCA